AATGAATAAATGGCGATAGTAGAAATAACAGCAAATGGACAACCAGTAGCTATTAATACTGTGTTGATAGAACATATAGAAGGAACAGCTACTAAAACATTCACTGTTAAGAAAGGTGAAATGTATAGTGATGGATGTACAGGACATCCAAAGATAGCTGGAGCTGACACTTCGTATACTATTATAGATTGGACTAAAGACGTGAAGTTAGTAATGCTCAATGGAACGACCTATACGGTAAAACCAGACCAGCTACAAATATTGATATCTCAAGGAGAACTTGGATTAAGAAAGTCAAACCCAATAGCATATTAAGGAGGAAATTATGTCTAAGGTTTTAGATAGTAGATTACAACAAATTACAAGATTAATGGAAGGTACTATCTGTAAACAGGTTAAGTTAGCTGAGGCCTATGAATTTGAGATGGACCAAAAAGCACAATTTAATAGATATAGAGCTGCTATTGAAGAATATGACACTCTATCTGATTATAACTGGCTTATAGATGATGAATTATTTGAAGCTATAAACCGTAGTGTGGACCCATCTGATGCTATAGACAAAGAAACTTGGGATAAATTTTATGCTAAAAACGGTGCTGTATTAAAATCTAAGCTTAAAGATTTAGATATATATGATTCTGTAATGGACTTCCTAAGAAGTAATGTTATAATAGAGAAATATGTAGAATATAATCCTTATTATAGAATGCTTCTTGGGAAGCCTCCTATAAACACTGATGAATCAGAATATATATGGATAGAAAGAACCGTGGTAACTCACGGGATAGCTTCTACTGAAAAAGTTCCTATACATAATTTGCCTAAATCTGAGATATTTAAATTAAAGCGTAATGGGAAACTAGATACGCTTATAGCTGAAAATCCAGATAAAGAATACTTGCAATATTTAGATAAAGATATAAACTTAATAGAAGCAAGACAGGCACAAGAATTTGAAATATTATACACTCCTAATAAAAGAGAGTTTAACGTATATAGAGAAATGTTTAATAATGAACGTAAAGTGTATTTAAAGACATATGGTTCTTCTTATATGAGAGATAGTAGCGATTATGACTCTGCTTTAGAACTTACTGTTATAAAGCTTCGTGCTATTTGTATGTTCTTTATATTTACTTATAGTAATGTATTGAATAAAACAAGCTTTACGAAAGAAGAGTCTGAAGACAAGTTTAAAGAGCTTGGACTTAACTTTCCATCTAGAATGCCAGATAGTTATAGAGATAGCTTGACGTTCGTATTAAACTATATATCTACGTATAAAGGAACAAACTACGCTTTAGTATTCATAGCTAAGAAGATATTCAGTGGACTTAGATTATACAAGTATTGGATAAGAAAAAGACCAAGAAACTTAGATGTTACAAATATAAATTATCCTGTGGGAGCAGATGGAGCTTTAATTCCTCCTGGAATTGAGTATAATGACGCAAGAGTATACGATAAAGAGAAACTTAAGAAAGCAAATCCAGGACATATTTCCGTAGCAGGTAATAAGCTAGATGTGTTTAAAACTACTCCTGAAAGTCTGTATCAAGTAGACTTTGTATTAAAGCCTATCAATAGTACCAATATTATGGACTTTGATAACCAAGAGGGGGGAGTAGGAAATACTACATCGGAAGCAAATAGATTAGATGATGAATGGGCTGATATTAACCATGCGAAGTCTATTAAATATATACTACCTGAATATGAAGATTATAGTAAGGGTAGAACTAAAGAAGTAATATTATCATATGATGAAGTAGTACAAATGGACCCTAGATGGGAAAATAGTGCTGAAATGAAGCATTCTGTATTTAGCGAAGACTTTGCTTATGTTGAAAGTAAGTATTTAGGAATAGATAATATCTTAAAGATAAGCGATTTCACAGTAGGTATAGGAGTAGTTCATAGATATATACTTAAATATAAAGATATGCTTAAAACTAAGCTAGTAAATTATCGTAGTAGTGGTGCTGCACATTCGTTTTATGCGATGTGGATATACTTTATGACTATGGTAAACTATAATACTACTCATAATACAAATGCTCCAATAGCAGATGCTGTAGGCTGGGTAGATAAAGTATTAGACTTTAATACGATATTAACACATCCTACAATAAGATTCTATTGGCTTAACGAATTTGCACAAACAGGAATAGATATCACACTGGAAGAATTTCCAGACCCTATAAATAATAACGATGATTTTATTAAAATGCTACAAAAGATAGAAAGAAGTATAGGACTCGCAAAGTTCTTAGATGCTGTATTATTACAAGCAAGAAATCATAAAGAAGTAGATATGATTTTAGAAGTATACAATTATGTAAGAATAGCTAAGAAACAACCAGATAAGTTTGATTCTACTGGTAGTGATAATAAGTCATGGTATGATTATTTAACAGAAACAGACCCAGCTCTTGCATATCATTTCGATAAAATAATGATACATGATAGTGTAGAAGAGCTTAACATGGAATTTGACAACTTAACTACTGCTATTGAGAATGTAATCAAGGCAGAAGAGAATGCTGTCAATGGTTCGTTCCCAGATATCACAGAAGTTATATTCAGTGCTTCTATGTTATATGGAGGAATAGGGCAATATCTACAATATATATTAAGATTATTTAAAGCTTGGAGAGTAGAGTTCCTAGGAGACGGAGGAGTTATAATACTTATGGGAGATGGAGACGACTATCTTCTTATGATAGACCAGATAAAACCTATATCTGATATAAGTTTCAGAACTCCTAGATGGAATTATACTCAATATCATTGGGTAGAACCTGATGTGAAAGTTAATAATACTTTATGTGATAATTTAACTGTAGATGATGAGCTGTATTTAATTACTAGATATGGAGATATTAAAATAAGTTAAAGGAGATATTATGTTTAATAAATTAAAAGAATATTTAAAAAAGATATTTTTTAACATAGAAGATGATTTCAAATTATGGGACGGACGTTTATATAAATTGGAACAAATGCCAAATGGAGAGTTTAAAGAAGTAGAACTAGGAAAGAATAAAGTTTTACTTAGTGGACTTCAAGCAACTTGTAAACATCTATTTAATAAAGAATTTAAAATAGAAATGAATCCATTTGAACGTAATTTATATAATGAAGCTGAAGTAGTAAATGACTTATCGGAAGTTACTACTACTCCTGGAAGTATTCCTTTTATAAAAGGATATAACGTTCTGTATGATGGAAGTGTTGGAACAGATGTAGTTCCATATGATAAACATAAGAAAGGATATACATTCGACCAAATGGTTCCTTTCAGATGTATCAATATAGAACTTGCTAAAAATATGATGGGTGCTCTTATGAGTAAATATGCTCATTATAGAATAAAAACATATCATCTATCTAATGGTCAAGATGTTCAATATGTAGAATTCTTTACTAAAAAGATAGATATAAACTATACTGTAACTACAGCAGATGGATTAGAAGTTTCCGTAAATGAGCCAGATGAAAACTTAGTAACAGATAAAGATATTAGATGTCTTGCATCTTTTACTATCAATATAGAAGAAGAAGAACTTTCTGAATGGTTTAATCTTAATAATAAAGGTAAATCAGAAGCTTCTGGGTATAATGCTGTAGCTACTATGTGGGGTACAGATGCAACTATGAGTAAGTTTGGTACTACTTTTAATACTATAAGCAACTGCTATGTATTCAGTAGAGTAAACCACGCATTCGTACCACACGGTGTAGACGGAACTATTACTTGTATATACAAAATGAGATTAATATAGGGAGGAATTAGATGGCAACACCAAGTACAGATTGGTCAACTATAATAGCTGACATAATAAAAGATAACGGCAAAGCTTGGGAAGCTGAATTCCTAAAGATAAATAAAACTGCCGACGAAAGAATGAGAGCTTTAGATGCATTAAAAGAGGAGGCGGATATAGAGTGGAAAAGACTTTTATCCACTCCTATACAAAATGCTTATAAAATAGATGTAGACTCTAAAGCATTATACAATGATTATAAACATTGGCAAAGTTCATTAGACCCATTACCAGAACATGGTATACTTACAGATGGAGATAGATATTATATAGATGAACATGGTAAAATACATTGGAATACACGTTATTTAAATACAGACGAATATAGACATAATAGAAATCAATATGTTTCTGATGAGTATTTGCCAGGTAAGGATTTCTTTACTACTAGATGGAGTAGTACTCCTACAGAAGTATTAATAAAACAGCTTAAATCTGGATTACTTGCGGGATTATTTAAAAAAGGTAAAGAGAACAGTGTAAATCAAACTATATCTGAATGGAGTGGATGGCTTAATGGACTAGCTAAAGCTGAAAGACAGGCTTGGAAAGCTGGACTTAAAACAAATGCTGAAGATAGTAAGCGTAGAGCTCTTGCAGCAATAACTAGTATAATAAATCCAGCTTCAGCACAGAATGCATATAAAGATGCAGTACAAGGAATAAGACAAGATATAGCTGATGGACTTGGAAGAATGAGAGAACAGTTTATGACTGATATATACGGATTTGGAAACGATATGATAGATAGATTTCAAGAATTAGGTTCTAAATTCATAAATGGATACAGAGCGAAAGCATATGACTACAGCGTTCAATTAGGAAGAGCAGCCGTCGGATATATGGCACAACGTTTTGGAGGCGTTGCTTCTAAGTTTGCAGGAGTAGTTCCAGATGCAGTTGCCAGAGTATTAGGTCCTAGTGGAAAGATACTTGGAGATACTCTTAATAAAGTTGCTGGTAGATTAGGTCTTAATAAATGGCTTGGAGATGTTAAAGGGGGAAGTGAAGTTCCTGATATAGCACTTGGAGGAGTTTATAACTTAGCTACAAAGCATGCTTCTATGGTAACTAATATAGTAAATAACGAAGATGTTGTGGGAAAGAGACTTACTCCAGAAATTCAACAAGAATGGGAAACTCAACAGTTATTAGAAACTGGAGAAAAGTTTAGATATAGATTGGCTGTAATGCTGGAAGACTATGGTTATGTAAATACTATATTACGTAGTATAAACTATACTAGAAGTTATCATTTTATTAATAGACCTGTATTAGAAAGTGAAACTAATGCGTACTATAGAAGTTATGTATTCTTTACTAGACCTAATCTTAATCTAATAATAGATGATGTATTAAATCCTGCATTAGACCAGTATCCAGAGCTTAAAGCTATCGTTCTTACAGACCCAGGATTATATTCTGAATTATGTAGAGATGGAGCTTATAAAAGTAATCTATTTAAATTATTAAATAACTATGTAAAAGACGTAACGCCTCCTAGACTTCCAGAATCTTCTAGAGAGGGAGTTATGAATATGCACGGTAAATCTATGCCTACTCCTGGTGTTCCAGAAATATATGGTGAAAATGAAATCACTGTAACATTTATGGATAATAACAGAGGAGATATATATAAACTTATGTATATGCTTTCTATGTATAAGGAATTCACTGCTAAACAAGGATTCCCAATGAGAGATGAATATATAAAGTTTAAAGGACTAGATTACCTTATGAGTATTTATACAGTGGTAGTGGATTTAAACTGGAATGTAATTAACTTTGCAGTAGGTTATAGCTTAATTCCTCCAGAACCTCCTACTCACTTGAGTGGATTTAAACTAGAGGGACAAACTAAGAATGAACTTATGGAAGACTTTAGTATGACTTTTAAGTGTACTACATTTATTCCATTTGCTCCAGACCAATATGATACTTTCAATTTACTATCTGGATTTAACTTCAGCAATATGGTAGATATGAAAGGAGCGGATGGTATTTCATTATTAGCTACTGGTAAAGATAATAAGACTATATTCTCAGAGGGTCCATCTCAAAGAAAACCATTACTTAGAGCTTCATTCAAACCTAGACAAGGAGACGACCCAGGTGATGAACCAGTCTTACCATTCAAAGGACTATTTGAAATGATGGCTATATCCCCAGGTTTTTATAGAATGAGTCAAAAGGTAGATAAAGATAACTTAATAGATACAAGATTGAATATAAAGCTAGGCTTTAGTTCTTAGGAGGAATGTATGAGTGAAGAATTAAATCAAATAGGCTCAGCAGATAATAATGACCTATTGTATAAGCGTATAGCTTTAGCTGGTAGAGCGTATGCCAATGTAAATACATTTCATACTTTTGATAATGTATTTGGACACGTTGTATTCCATTTAGAACAATGGGTAAAACGTCATACAGATATAGTCTCTTTAGAAACAGAGATTATAAATAAGCTACCAGAAGCTCAGCGTACTAAAGATAGCTATAAAAAACTTCTTTCAAGGTCTATATTTCCACGTATAGTAGCAGGATATAATATAGACCCATCTCATGAAAAGTTTGTAGATTACGCCACTATGGATAGATTAGACCGTATTGGAGGGAATCCTACTATAGCTTTAATTGAAGTAAGAAGACAAGGAATAAAAAGAAAACCTGCTGACGCTTGGTATTATATGAAAGATGTGGATTTACTTATATTTGGAAGTCCTAAGTTTCAAACTGCTACAATATTCTTCTCTGTACTTGTAAATGAAGAGGCTAAAGCATATGAAGTATCAGAAATGATGAAGTATGCTTTTCCTTTGGAAGTACCTAAGCCTATTTATTATCAAAAGCAAGAAAGAGCGGATATGCTTGAACCTATTTATATTCCTTATACGATAGAAACTATGTTACCAGATAGTCTTATATTAGATTTAAAAACATTATTTAATATAACTGATAATGGTACTGATGGTGATTTACAGCTATTAGAAATACTTAGAGCTCATAGTAAAGAGCAAGTAGACTATATCGTAGACGGAGGAAATAGAGTAAGAGCGTTTGTAGTTAAATATCAAGCACCTATAACGATAGTTGCTAAAAGTATAGAAGAAATAAATATAGAAGAAAATAATGTAAAAACTTGTGGAACTAAACTTGAGCTTCTTGTAAATTATCCTAAGTTTATGATGTATGGATTAAGTGCTACATTAGAAAGACTTAACTTAGATAATCCTGCTATACGTATTAAAGATGATGTAATAGAGGGATTTAAAACATATCAAGAAATTTATCAAGCATATTTCACAGAGTTTACTGACAACAAACTGTCATTATATAATATGGTAGAAGTTGAATATGCTGAGGAAGATGTTCGCGTCGACCCAGATGGAAAGAAGTATACTGTATTAGATATAATAGATACTGTTTCTGAAGATATAAAGATGTCTAGATATTTAGAATTTCTTTATGATTGCTATGATGAAGAAGCTAGAAAAGATTTAATCTATATAGAATGTAAGCGTAGAAATCTAGAGTTTATGGAATATAATCATGAAAGAATGGACCCTGATTTTAAATTTACAGATGAGACTATTATAGACTTAAGAGGAGATGCTGATAAAGTAGTGTTTATAGCTTTATACTTAAATAAAGAACACTATGTCAGATGGCAAGAAGAAACAGGATATATTAATAGAAGTAATTATAGTAATGTATAGGAGGTAACACAATGGCATCATCACCATTATTTATAAAATTCAAAGATACGTATAGTTTACTTTCATATGCTACAGAAGTAATTGGAATACATGAAGGATTTAGGTCTAAGCGTTACAAAGATACTAAAGGTATATGGACTATAGGATATGGATTTAACTTAGAGAGTGGTACATTTTCTAGAGAGAATGTAGTTAAATGGTCTAAGTTTGGTATATCTATAGAAGAAGCTAATGCTGTTCTTAGAGAGCATATTAAAGTGGTATTAGAGAAATTATTAAGAATGCCTTGGTATGCACAATTATCTAAAGCTAGACAGTTAGCTATATTAGATATGAGTTTTAATATGGGTATTGGATGGATAAACAGATGGAGTAATACTATCGGGTTTATTAAAGCTGGAAATTATAATTCTGCTGGTAAAGCAATAAGAGCATCTGCATATGCTAAACAAGTAGGAGCTAGAGCTTTAAGAAACGCTATTGCTTTAGAGCAAGATAGATATCCAATAGCTACTGCTACAGCAAGAGAATTAGTTTTAATATCAAATGATCCACATTATAATAAATAAGGAGATATAAATGGACGAAAAGATTAGAGATAGAAGACGTTATCGTTCTGGATTTACTCTAGAAGATAAAAAAGAATTGATGAGTATTGCACTTGCAGACTTAAATAGAAATGGTATTAAACCAGAAGACTTATCTCTATTATCTCCAGTATCTATTACTATACAAGCAATGTCAAACTTTCTAGATAGTATTTCTGTACTTACTGGAAATATAGCAAGAGAAAACAGTTTGATACATGCTCAACGTTATAGTAGTTTAATGAACCAATTAGCTCAGCATGCGAATGAAGTAGCTATTGCGAAACCCTCTAGAATAGATATGTTCGTAAGAGTACCACTTAACGACGTTATGATATATGGTATTAAGACTCAAGCTAATACTTGGGAAATGAGATACACTGACACAAATACAGCCAGAATAGACGGACTTAAGTTTATGCCAGTAGAAAAAGAACATATAATAAAAGTAACTAAGAATATGGATGGTAGCTTAACACCAAGAGTATACTTAGACAGAGGTACTAAAAAAGAAGATGTCTTAGTCCAAATGGTAGAATACCAAGGAGTAAAAATACTTGGATTTAAGGCATCTTTTAAACAAGTAGAAATAGAAGAAAAAGAATATATATTTTCGGATGACCAATTACAAATGTTTTTAGTAGAAACAAAACAACCGATATCAGATATATTCTTATATTATAGAGCTAATACTGGAGAAGAATGGAGACCTATAGGAAAGAGACTTTACTTTACTAGAGGAGCAGATGACTATCTAGAATACAGAATAGAAGCACAAAATAAAATACGTATAGACTTTAAGTATGTTCAAGGAGGTTTTAAACCAGCAGTCGGAGGAATGCTTAAAGTAGAAATACATCAAACAGCAGGTAGAGATGTTCGTACAATAGAACAAGCTATACCTGAAACTATAGAAATGAATACTACTCACATTGATTATGAACCAGTCGGGGTAGATTATTATATCAGTGATGGAGCTAAATTGGCAGTTACTGATAGAGAATACTTACGTAATTTCATTATAAAACTAAAAGGAGCTAGACGTAGAATAGATACAGATAGTGATATGAAAACATTCTTACTTAACTATCCTGGTGAAAGTAAGTTTGAACCTAAGCTAGTTTTAAATGACGTTAAACATAGAATATTTAATATATATGCTACACTGTCTTTTAGAAGTGATACAGGAAGTTTAAAACGTACATTTACTGTACCTACTAATACTTGTAATCTTACTATTAAAAGACAGGATTTAGATACTAGAACTATTGATGGAATGACTTATTACTGTATGAGTGATAAACATGCTGTTAAGAGTACTCAAACTAGAGCTATGGACTTCAGTACTATAGTTCCTGGTATGAATACAATGACAGATGATATTCCTGGTGCTGTCGGAGGTATCAATTTAATGGACCCAAATAATATAGCTATGAACTACTATTATGTGACTCCATTTATATTCAGCTATGACCCTAAAAACAATTTCTTAAGGTCGTACGCTATGGGACAATACGATACTCCTTATTTAAGTTTCTCTACATTTGAAACATATACTAATAGTAGTGCTGTAAGATTTATCAATACATCTCTTAGAGTAAATGACTATTTAGACTTTACAGATACAACTAGAACAGCTTCTAGAAATGTATATGAAATAAGAGCTCAAATGAGATGTGAATCTGGGGATGATTATGCTCCGATATTAGGACAAACATTCCAAGCTACTCTTAAAGTAAAGTCATATGATAAGAAAAAAGATATTATAATATATGCAACATCTGTAGAAAAGCAAGAAGACGACAAATGGGATATCGTATTCCAAATAGATACAGATAGAAGAATATGGGGAGATGTTACTGAAATCACTTTTAGAGATGATTTAGACGACCCTCAACATAAAGCAACAGAATTAATAAAATGTAAATCAGAAGTAGAATTAGAACTTTCTAGAATAATTCCTAAAGTAGAAGCTATACCAGAAGAAAGAGACCCATATGGAGCTGTTATATCTCCTGCTGTACCTGAAATTCCTAGAAAGATAAATCGTATAAATGTTTATAGAAGTACTGTAGAGTTCTTCAGAGATATTACAGATAGCTTATACCTACAAACATCTATATCAGTAGATGGATTATTTAAGTTTGTAGCTATACCTTTAGTTGAAATGGAGTTCTGGAGAAGTCCTAAAAATAGAATGAATATAGTAAAGGAAATAGATAATATAGCTAAGTTTATTAAATCTAATGTATATGATGAGCTTGATGAATACGGACTTACATCTTCTACATTACACGACCAATTAGAAACATTATTTAGAGTAAGTATAAAGTTTACTAAGACACACGGATTAAGTAAATTCTTAGATGTAGGAAATACTGTAAGAAGACCTATCATAAACTTACAAGTTAGTCCTACTGCATATATACGTAAACTTGATAGTGATTTCGACGAAAGTGGAATTGCTTCTCAATTAAATCAACACTTAATAACTCATGATTATTTAATGACAGACTTCAACTTAAATGCTATCGTATTTAATACTATGGATAAAGCTGGAGATAGTGTTGACTTCTTACAATTTAAGAACTTGGATAATTATCCACCTGACCACTTGACTATAATGAGAAACAACAACAAAGTAAATAACTGGGACCCACCTGAAGTTTTAAGTATTAAACCAGTATACGTTCCAGTTGCTGATAACTATAAATTTAATATGACGTTTATTGACGCTTAGAGGAGGTAAAATAAGAAATGAAAGCCGCACTATTAATTAGAGGAGTAAACTCTACATATGTGTTTAAAACTGCTTTAGAGAACTTAGAAAGATGGTTTACGGATGAAAGATATGTGGATTATGGATTAGATAGACCTATATGGATAGAACGTTCTAATGATGAAAATTCTGCATTGATAGTTTATAATGGAAATATAAATGAACATAAGAAACTTCCTGAAAAAGAAGGTTCTTTCTTCACATCTGCTTATAATGATAAAAAGATAGGAGTTATATTTCAATCTTGTTTAGATAATAATAACAGTCCTATGCTTAAACCAGGGGATGGAGTTTATTTTGTAACAGATAAATCAGATGCTACCACATTAAAGAACTTTGCTGATAAACTTAAAGGATTCTCAGTAGAGTCTTTAGTAAACCCAGGAGCTATTGCTTCTATGGAAGGACATAATGAAAATGGGGAACTTAATAAGAGTGTAGTATTTGCTCTTATAGAAAAGATAGCTAGAGACAGTGAAATTATAGCATTAGAAAATGCAAGAAAACAAGAAGAAGAAATGAAAGAAGTCGTAGAGTATACTGGACTAGAAAACTTTGAACAAACTGATACTTCTGAAATAGATAGTCAAGTGGAGTTTTTAACTAGTATCCAAAATAATGGAGATATAGACCCTGCTTCTTTTGTAGAACCTGTATCAGAAGTTAATCCAGAAGATTTAGACCCAGAAGATAATGTAGATACAGTTCCTAAACTAAATCCTGATGGAAGTTATACTAGTGAAGAAACTATTATTAATAATAAAATGGTAGATAATACTGTTGATGATATTCTTAATGGGAATGTTGAGGCTGTAGAAGACGATATAAAGCTTCCTGAGCCTGTATCTGAAGAAGTAAAGCCTATAGTTGAACCAGTAGTAGAACCTAAAGCTACAACGCCAAATAACAGCATTGTAGAGGCTATAACAGGGCTTATAACAAAGTTAGGAATTACTGAAGCTGAATTTATCAGTAGATTGGAAAAAGTTCTTCTTATAGGAAAAATGGCAGGAGGAGTATCATCTGCTAATGTAGAAGAGCCTGATAATAAATTACAGGAAACTGTAGAACAAGCTGAAGTACAAAATGTAATAGAAGATAAAGTTCCAGCTGAAGAACCAGCTATTCCTACAGAATTAGAAAATGCGAATAGTGAAGAAATATTTGGAGAAGACTTTGGAGGAGATGAAAATGAAATCAATACCGAACCTAGAGAAGAACATTCAGATAATACAGGAGAGGGCAGCTCTAATGTGGAAGATAATGAACCAGTTCAAGAAGAACCAAAAGAAATAAATGAAGATGCACCTGCTGAAGAATTGATTAAAGAGCTTGCTAATGAAAGTAAGAATGATGATGAGTTCTTTGAAATGCTAGTAGCTAGAAGAGTTAAGTTTGGTATGCCTACATTACTTAAAGCTGCTTCAATCGACATGAGAAACTTTGTTTTAACTGGAGTAGAAAATCACGTAGAACCAGCTACAAAGTCAAAGAGAATTAATTTGATATAAACTATATATATTTAAGCATATATAGCAATATATAAATAAAATATTTTAGGAGGATTTAATTATGGTAACACAATGGATTGCAAGTTGGAAAGAAAGAGGAATGAACGGAGCACCTGACAAAAGATTAGTTTTAGTTATGGAAGATTATGACTATGCTTTTAAAATGGAAGAACTTGTGGAAAACAAATATGTAGAAAGAGGTAAGATAGTAATACCACATCAATCTACAGATATGAATAGATTACTACAAGGATTTTTCCATAAGTTACAAACTTTGAAATCTAAAACATTTACAGCAGGAGATAAAGCTCCAGCTCCAATATTATTTGACGTGACATTACCTATATTTAAAAATGGTAGCGTGGACGTATTAAGATTCACTTCTGTGAATTTGGTTGAGGGAGATAAGTTTAAGAGAGAAAGCATTTTATATATTTATAAATTTCCATCATATGAAGTATATAAAGATATAAATGCAAAGATACCTGAAAGAGGACAACTTAAAGTTATCCCATCTGAATACTTAGTGTCATCTATAAAGTTTAGTAACATGCCTATCACTAATGGAAGTTTCGTTTATAACGATTGTGCTATTATTGATAGTATAGCTCACGCTTTAGATGCTTCTGAAGCAGCTAGAATATGGCATGCTACTATTAAGCAACTTGACGCTATGGCTGCACAACAAAACAATGGACAAAGTAACAATAGTAATACTACTACTGAAACTTACACAAGAAATGATTCTGCTCATGGATTATCAGAAGACTCTAGTTCTTCATATACAGAATCATATGAACGTCCATACTAAAAATAATGGGAGTGTAACAGCTCCCATCTTATTTTTTTAAGGAGGAATTATGTGGTTTGATTTAGATTACAAATCAGCAAAGATTGATAAGAAATGGAATATAGGAAACTTTATTACATCTTCTTATAAGACTGCAAGAGGTATTACCGTAAACGGTGCAGATGCTTCTGAAGTAGATTTAAATAAGAATTTGAATGCTATAGTAAAAGACTATGGTAGAAATGAAAAAGAATATGATACTCTTTATAGAGAACTTATGCTTAAAAGAAATGAAACAAAAAAAGAAATAAGCGAAATGAAAGCTAGCAATGCTAAGTTTGCAGATATAATCTCTGCTCAAAATAACGACATTACTATTATGGGAACACAACTTAGAGTACTAGAAGATAAACAAAAGCTTACTAGTGAAAAATATAAAACTATGCAAGCTGAAAGAAAATTATGGAAAGAACTTACTGCTAAACAAGTAGTAGAAGAAAAACCAGCTGTAAACAACTTCATATCTAACAGTCCTCTATCAGTAGGACAAATGGCTACATCTACAGCAGTTCCTACTACTATTCCTATCGCTGCAGTAGCACCTACTGCTATTCCTACTGTGGAACATAAAAGACCAGAAAACTTCTTAGACCCTATATATGAAACAGCTAATGCTGAGCTTAAGGATAAAGAAGAAAAGGAGGGTGCCAAAAGTCCCAGTGCACCAATAGCTCCAGTTCCAGGGTCTGATATAGTAGTATCTAGAGATGTGTATGGTAATGCTGTAAGAACAGTAGCAGACCAGCTTGATGAGAAAATGGATATAGTAAAAGTAAGATTAGCTAAAAAAGATAATCTTATAAATGCTAGCAATGCTCTTGGACATAATTATAATACTTCTATAGATAATATAATTATGAATAAGACTCCTCATAAAGTAAAGCTATTTGTAAACCCAGATACAGGAAGATTTTGGGAAAAAGCCTTTACTAGAGATGAGAATGGAGAATACACAATAGAAGCTAAAGAGTTTCATCCAAGAAGTGTAACTCATTTAGGAGACTTACAATTTGATATTATGGCTAAACAAGTAACTACTTATTATGATGACGTTCCTATAGAATTTGAATTAGATAGAAATGAAAATCATATGGGAGAGTTCTATATGCAAGAATGGAATGACCCTAAGACAGAAAAGTTTTTAATACCAGCTGAAATAACAAATCAAATGGAAAGTGTATTGGGGTGATAATTATGAAGAAAGAAGTAAACGTAGAGCTTGCTAGAAGTATATGTAAAAAAGTTACTGAATTGTGTGAGACTTATGGTGTAGATTTCTTCTTTGTAACACCTGGAGCTAGTGCCACTAGAAATAAAGGTAGTGATGCTGTACGTAATGCCAGAGAAGCTCACATACAATGGGAATTAAAAAATAACAGTGACCCATATGAAGATTGGCGTAAATAAATGTAAACCCCTCCTTTGAGAGGGGAATGCATCTATTTACGTCATTGATAACTATACATCTTTACATATATTATAGTAAAGGTGGTGAGTTATTATGACTGATATTGACATCAGACAGTTTAAAGAAAGATTTATAAATGCCTTTAACCGTAAAGTGCATAGTAAGTCTTTAGCGAACATTATTAATAGATTCCATGATAAAGTGTTCGCATTTGATGGATTCAATGTTGACGAACTTAAAAAGTTTAAAGACATGTATCCTGAAGTTTTCCGTTTGATAGAACGTAAATGTAATACGTATTTCTATTAAACTGTCTAATAAGTGTTACGTCATTGATAACATATATCTTACGATATTATAAAGCAAAGGTGATGTTATCAATGACAGATTCTAATATCAAAGAATTCAAAGATAGATTTGTTGCTGCATTTAATCGTACAATACATGATAAATCGTTAGCTCAAATCATCAACAGATTTCACGATAGAGTTTTTAAATCAAATGGTATTGATTTTGACGAACTAGCAAAGTTTAAGAAACAGTACCCAAATGAATTTAAACTTATAGAACGTAAGTGTAATACTTTCTTCTACTAAGAACTCTTTGATATTAATGTAGGGACTAGTACTCTCTACATTAATATTGTATGAAATATGTTGATAGATAGCAAAAAAAAAATATTGAGCTCATTGTTGAGCTCTTTATTTTTTTTATTCAGGAGAACCATACTCAGATTCATCGTAATCTTCAGATTCTTCATATGGTTCAATGTATTTATAGAAATAACTAGGGCACTCATATACGTACCCTTTTTTCATTTCTTCTCTTAGTATCTTGCTGTCTTTTTTAGAATAATAGTAAGAATACCCTATATCAAAATACTGACCATTATGCATACAGATTAATAGCTCGTTATCATTAGGTCCATATTTTATTATTTTGTATTTTTCTGGAATGTAAAATAGATGAAATGCATCTGAATCATCTATTGTTTCAATAGGGATAAATAGAAATCTGTCTCTCTTGTGAGAATTATAAAGTTCTCTAACTATATTGTAAATATACTTTACATCTGCATGAAGACTATAATGTATTTGATATTCTCTTAAACTATTTATGTCTCTTGCAACTAGGCCGTAGTCACCGACCCATTTGTCACATTCCAAAACTGTTATATCAAATATATTTAGTTTCTTAGCTTCCTTAACTAGCTTTTTGAATATTTTTAAATTTTGACCTTTAGCCTTGCTTATAGAGTCATAAAATTTTCTAGTTTTACTAGAAATGATTTCCCCAAAATAGCTAACTTCTATACCACTCAAAAATCCTGCTTTTCTTATTTCTTGTCTGTTCATATTTATTCCTCCTTTGTGCCCATCGTTCCCAAGAATATATATGAAAAGACTTGGGTGGGCTTATATTAATATTTTATTTATATACTTTATTATATATAGCTAAATTTTACTTATTTTT